AAGATTTATGAAGAGCCGGAGCCGGAGCCGGAGCCGGAGCCGATTAAAGATTTCGCATGGCGTTTCAATTTCGGGGAGGAAGGGACAAGCCTCCTCAAGGAATTTGAAGGATTTCGTTCAGAGGCGTATTATGATATCGCAGGCGTCCTTACCATTGGCTATGGAGAGACAGAGGGCGTCAAGGAGGGTGATACAACGTCCGAGAAGGCGGCCTCAGAGCATCTTCAGAAGAGGGTTGATGATGTATACGCGGAAGCCGTTAGAAGGTGTGTAACCGTCCCTATTGACCAATGCATGTTTGATGCCATGACATCCCTTTCATATAATATTGGAGCTTATGGATTCAAGAGAAGCTCCGTTGTACGGCGACTCAATACATGGGATTATGAAGGCGCTGCGGATGCCTTCCTGATGTGGAACAAGGCGACAGTCGGGGGTAGAAAAATCGTTGTAAGGGGATTGACACGGCGTCGTGAAGCTGAGAGAATGCTGTTTATTAGGAATATGGTGTAATCACACAAAGGGTGGGTTGGAATGGATATTAGGAGAGCCTCTTTAATTATTCTCATGGTTTTGGCGGTGGCTGCGGGGTTTGCCATCGGCATTACATCGGATATTCCGAAAGATCGTATTGAAACAATCCAAAATGGGAAAGGGTGACACGATGCAGGAAGGAAGTTTTGTAGGGCATACCGCTTGCGTAGATTGCGACAGTTCAGACGGATTGGCGGTTTATCGAAAGGAGGATAGTGATGGGGTTATATTTGAGGATGGGTATTGCTTTGCTTGCGAAGGGTACTTCTCCCCAAAGAAGCTGGGGAGTGATTACGAATTCATTGACAACTCATCTACAGGGGTGAATGCAGACGTGGCAACAGTAGAGAGCATCAAAGAGTACGATACAAGGGGCGTCAAGGCGCGCCGCATCAAGAAGACCTTTTGTGAAATGTATGGCATGAAGGTTTCATACAATGAAGAAGACGGGAGTATTGACACATATTACAACCCCGTTCACAAAGAAGGGGAAATTACGGGATGGGAGGTTCGGGAGCTTCCGAAGACATTCCGAGCAATCGGCGATACGAAGAAGTGCGAACTATTTGGTCAGCATCTTTTCAGCGGGAGCGGGGAGTATGCGAACCGTGTCAGTAATAAGTTCCTCATTATCTGTGAAGGTAGGCTTGATACCATCGCAATGCAGCAGGCAATGGTAGAGAATGGAAACGGAAACTTCATAAACGCTGTTGTAGGACTTCCAAACGGTGCCAATGCCAAGTCTGTCAAGGAGAATTACAAGTTTGTCAATGGATTCCAATCTGTCATCTTGGTGATGGATCAGGATGATCCCGGAAAGAAGGCAGCTTTTGATATTGCAAAGTCTCTTCCAATGGGCAAGGCCAAGATTGCCAGCTACTCTGAGAAAGACCCATGCGACATGCTTCGTAAGGGCAAGGGTTCAGAGCTTAGCAAGCTCATTTGGAAGGCTGAACCGTATTCTCCGTCTGGCATTATATCTGGAGAAGGTCTTTGGGAGCTTGTCAGCGAATCGGTTGAGGACAATTCAATTCCATACGCTTTCAAAGGTCTTAATGAGAAGCTTGACGGTATCCGAACGTCAGAATTGGTGACGATGGTAGCTGGAACGGGCGTAAGTAAAAGTACGTTTGCTCGGGCGTTTATGCACCATATTCTGAAGACGACAAATGAGAATGTGGCTGGCATGTTCCTTGAGGAGAGCGTTCGCAAGACAGGTCTTAGCTTGATGAGCATGGATGCTAACAAACTTCTTCATCTACCTGGACACGGGGCTTCACAGGATGAAATGAGGGAGTCTTTTGAGGGTACACTTGGAACAGGACGTGTATTCCTGTATGATAGCTTTGGAAGCAATGATATTGACACCATCTGCGAGAACATCACATACTTTGCAAGGGTTGCGGATTGCAAATACATCTTCTTAGACCACATTTCGATCCTTGTAAGTGGTGGTGTCCATGGTGATGAGCGTAGGGCGCTTGACGAGATCAGCACGAAGATCAGGACGCTCGTTCAGGAGCTTGATGTGTGCCTATTCATGGTGTGCCATCTGAAGCGTCCTGAAGGTCTTGGACATGAGCAGGGACGCGCTACAGAGCTTTCACAGCTGAGAGGTTCAGCGGGGATTGCGCAATTGTCAGATACCGTCATTGGGTTCGAGCGTAACAGCCAAGCGGACGATGATAAGGAGCGTAACACGTCTACTATCAGGGTTTTGAAGAATCGTCACTCTGGTAACACTGGCATAGCTGCAAAGGTTATCTATAATCCTGTTACAGGTGAGATGACAGAGATTGACAAAGGTGATGGAGGTGATGGTACGGACGGGGGTTTTGAAGATGCCCCTTGGGATGGTTAATGTGAATAAACTACTTGCACGCTAGAAGATTTAGACGGTATGATTGCGTAGCAGCGCAGGCGTACACCTGATTCTGGCAAAGGGCAAAGAGGAAGTGGTATGGGAACGGTAATATTCGACATCGAAACAAACGGGCTTCTGGAACAGCTTACAAAGATTTATGTAATCGCTTGCAAAGATGCTGATGGTACGAATGAAAAGGTATTCACAACGGAGGACTGTGGAGATCGTATTCCTGACGGGAATCTCAAGGATGGTGTTAAACATCTTATGGGGTATGACAGGATAGTCGCGCATAACTTTATGGGCTTTGATACGCATGTATTGAACAGGTTCTTTCCCAATCTGTGGAATACAAAGACAGTTCCGTTTGACAAGCATTGGGATACTTTTGTACAATCGAAATGTCAGCACTTTGACAGGCCACGCATCAAGGGTCAGAAAGGTAATCATGGGCTAGCATATTACGGGGATCTTTTCAAGTTTCCGAAGCCGTCTATCGAGGACTGGACATACTGGGATGCAGCGAAGCTTAACCGCTGTCTCGTGGATATAGAGATTAATCGGAAGGCTTATATTTATCTTAATAATGAAGCCGAGAAAACGGGTCTTGATTTTACAGAGCAGATTCTTAGGACTCAAGAGGCGCAGTTTCATTATGCGCATCAGGAGATGACGGGATGGTATGGCGACAAGGAGCACATGCGGAAATGCGTTGTCGATCTTGATGGGATCATTGATGGACTTAGAAATGAGATTGAGCCCAACCTTCCAAAGCAGGTTAAGCCAAAAGCCGTTAAAGCTACTTGGGAGGATGTTCGAGATAAATGGGAAAAGTTTTATCGGAAGGTTCCAAAGCCCAAGATGGATATGAGGACAGGGAAGGTTATCAAGGAATCGTATATTCCGACAACGAAGGTGTTTCTAAAGAATGGGCTATACGATAAGCATACGGCGTCCCATTTTGGGATTAGTCAGGAACCCGATGAGTCAGATCGTTTGGTAAGGGGCGCTCATACACGGATCGAAATATTTGATTCCAAGATGAGTCAGCACGCTATTGTTAAAGATTATCTCCTTAGTGAAGGTTGGCAACCGACTCAATGGAATTACCAGAAGGATAGTGACGGCAAGCTTGAGCGTGATGATCGTGGGAATATGATTAAGAAGTCGGCTAAACTCACCGAGGACTCTTTTGGTAGCATCAAAGGGGGGTTAGGAAAAAAGATCGCAAACTATAACACGTACATCCATCGTCGCAGGACGTTTGAGAATGAGAAGGATGGTACGAAAGGGTGGTTGAATCAGATCAGGGAAGATGGGAGGATTTCAGCAGGCGCATTGTGCTGGCAAAGCAGCACTGGTAGATCGACGCAGACAAAAATCGTAAATTGCCCTAGTAATTCAGCGCTTTACGGATGGGAGATGCGGAAAACGTGGACGTGTGAAGACGATAAAACTTTGGTATCTGTGGACCAGGATTCTGCGCAGCTTCGACTTCTGGCGAATTTCATGGGTGATGAGGAGTTTACAAAGTCTGTTGTCGAGGGTGAAGAGTTTGACGCGGATCATAATTACGTTGGCACAGATCCGCATTCTCTGAACAGCCGGCTATTTGGACTTGTATCTGACGAGGATTGGGCATACGCAGTATATTCTCAAGACGGGGCGACGATCAAGAAGATCGGCGACGATCGGAAGATTTCTAAGAAGGGAATCTATGCGCTCCTCTTCGGTAGCGGCCAAGAAAATTTCGCTAATGTGTTAGGCTATAAGACAGCAGCTCAGGGAAAGAAAGCAATGGGCAATTACTTTGAGAGGCTTCCGAAAGTCAAAAATCTCATTGACGGGCTGAAAGAGCAATGGCTCAGTAACAAGTTTCGAGGAGGTGGTTATATAGAAACTGCGGGAGGCGCAAAAGTTTGGTGCGGATCAGAACATAGGCTGTTGAACTACTTATTGATGGGCTCTGAAGCCACTCTCCAGAACGAAGCCATCAACTG